ACGCTGACGTGAATTGTGTTAATTATGCAGGGCTAGGTTTGTTATCAGGTGTTACATTCTCTCCCCACATAATAACCATTATACTACAACTTGACATATAAACATATAACTTTACATATCTTTTTTGTTTTGAGGTGTTCAATCTGTTCAATCAGTTGTTCAATTTAAACTTGACTTATATGTTGAGAAATTTAGGTGTTGGGTAAGTGATTTATGGCGTTCAAAGGCTTTTAAGTGCTTGTTGTATATATAATTTTTAAATAATAATAATAAGAGTGTTTTTTGCTGTTGTACAACCTGTTCAATCTGTTCAATGCTAAAAAATGTATGTAGTTCCTTGTGAGGCGTTTTTTGTTTCACTGCGAAAAGAGACCTCTTAGTCACTACCTCGTCAAAATCCTATACATACCTTAAAACACATTGAACACATTGAACACATTGAACAACGCTTTATAATCAACGACTTAGAAATACAGAATAACTTGACATTTGTGTAAACTACATTGAACAGGTTGAACAAGGTCTATCTCTAATTAAACTCATACACGATACATCAACTAAGAAACAAATTCACGACTACGTGAATGACTAAATAAACTTCTTGCCCACGCAACCACGAACCAACGACGTCGACGACACATAACTGGTTTCAATTGGATAGAGATATAATTAAACGAAGTGTCCAACTAACGCATACTACGCAAACGCGCGCGCTATATAACTGGTTTCAAAAATTAGGCCCAAAAAAAGGGAACCCGAAGGCTCCCTAGTTTATTACTTAGCTAACCCATTTACGATTAAACTCTGAGATCGCAAGGATTAATTTCTTGTCGTTAGCACTATCATCACCACGCGCCTTTGCATTAGCGCACTTCTTTTTAAGACCGTCCATTGTATCCTTAACGGTTTCAGCAAAGGTCTTAGTAGCACCGCGAACCCTAGCAACGCCCTCATTCTTAATGGCATGGATAGCTTTCTTAAGATCAGCAAGGCGGTTACTACAATATTTGCTTACTGAATCACGCTCTGCCTTAATAACCGCGTGTAATTGCGGATTGCTTTGACGTAACGCGCCGAAGGCCTGCGGTGTATAGGCCATGATATTCGCAACGGTTCGGTGATACTTTTCGCCCTTGTGATTATCGAATGCAAGTTTTTCAACAGGTAGATAATTACCGCTCTCTACAATAAAATGTTGATCAATGCTGGATTGATTTTCCGCAACCCTTAATTGATAGCCCGCAAATAGATCGGCCTTAACTTCGTCCGTAACCTCATCATCAAGGTTTGGATAAGCCTCATATACTGAGCGCGCTAAGCCCTTAAGGTTATCAGCGAATGAAGCTTGTTGATAAGCGATCTGTTTTAAGTTTAAAGTTTTCATAAATACTCCGTAAGTTAAACAGCAAAATTGCTGTGATTGTTTTATCTCATACCTGATAAGATATGTAAAGTTTCAGGGCCTAGTGAATGACTATATAACGACCATGCGACCGCGCTCAAAACGTCCGCGACGACACATAACTGGTATCAATTCGCTAGGCGAAAAAGAAAGGGGAGCTAGGCTCCCCCTCTTGGTTATAATACTTCTACTATCTTACCTTCTAACATTCTCCTTCTTATCTCATTGATGATTTCATAAGCTATATCAAACGACGGCTCTGTTACATCCGAGTTGTTCCATAAGTCATCCTCCATTAAACCTAGGAAGTCAACGAGCTTGTTACGTCTTGCTTGTCCAAGTGTTGCAGGGAATAAATCTAGTTGTGTTGTATACATCTTAGTTCTCCTCTGTTAGTGAAAGATAAAAGTACATACATGCAGCTACTACACACAACGCCGCACCTGTTGGTAGGTGTAGATAAAACAATGCAATACCACCAACCATTAACATTACTAAACCTTCTAAGAATCTAATCAATGAACGCATACATATCTCCTGGTTAATACAAAGCTTGATTGCTTTGTTAGATACTTTATCTCATAGGCTGAAAGATATGTAAAGTTACGACCCCACCTATACCCCACCACCCCAAAACGCTTTGGGTCCCATGCGCCGTGTATCTCTCTAAGATATGCACAAATAATCACTCAATTTACGAAACCCACCCCCTTACTTTATAAACTTGACATATAAAAAATTTCTACAAAAAAATTCAAAAGTTTTCACTCAAAAACACAAAGTCTTAACAATGAATGAAAACTAGATTGCTTTGGGATCGAAGTTGTATAACTCGGAGTAAACGTCTTTAATGCGCATGAATTTAGCCCCGTGCTGATCGAAGTCATCATCGCCTCGAACGTAAAGAGCTAAGTGAACCATTTCATGGAGGAGGGTTTGAAAGATTGTAATGAAGTGACCACAAGAACCTGAACTTATTTCAATTGCCATATCAACTTCATCAAAGCAACCATATATAGTAGGGTTCTTAATAACACGGAACTTAACTTTGTCGGACTTAGGCATAGGGAGTTTATTAAAAGGCGGTAGCTTACACGCCATGTTGTACAGTATCTCTAAGTTCTTCTTAGTTAACGTGGTTTTCATATGGTTATTATACTAAATAAGTTGCGGCTAAAACCCAAAGTAGTATAAAATAGTCGAATTAGCTGCAAAATTAATATCATAGGTGACACAGCAACCCATGCAAACACAAGAAATTCAACAAAATCAAGCATTTAACGAGTCCGACGTCGTTATTGTACCCCCACTAGAAGAAAATATACCCATTCCTAAGAACGTTAGAGAAGCCCTACCTGATTTATCTAACCAAGAAGAGCTAGAAATGATGGCAAACACCATAAAACTTATAGCTGACCTTAATGGAGAAGACATAAATCCTACAGTAGAAGACATAGATGAAGCAAAAACGATAGCTAAACAAATGATTGAGCATCCTGAAACTAAAATTCAACTAAGAAAATACAAAAATAATACCTTAGCGTCTTTAGCAGGTATGGTAGCAGAGCTAGATGCTAGTGTAGTAGATAATTTAAAAGACTTAAAAACCTTCGTAATCAACGGACTTATTAAGGAAGCCACTATGTCAGACAAATCTAAAGAACGAATTACAGCACTACGGGCAATTGGCGAGGTAGATGGGGTCGATGCATTTAAAAAACATACTGAAGTGGTTCATAAGAATATGTCGATGGATGATATAGAAGATAGATTAAAGACACTTGTAACTAAACTCCAAAAACGACTAGAAGAAAAAAACGTTGAAGGTGAGATTGTAAATAATGGTGAGTAATGTACAAAAAAAGTTAACACCTGAAGAGATCAAGAAAGAACAAGAAAAAAGAATACTATCACTTATTAACTTTCTAGCGGCTCACAAACAGTTATTAGAAAAAGAAGAGGCCGAACTAGTCGACATGCTGGTGGAGGCTACGAGTGGTAGGATAGTACAAGATGTAGGGAGTACAAGTTTTTTAGAATTTATACAACATGTGTACCCAGGTTATATGGTAGGAGCGCATCATGCGAGGTTGGCTAAGATATTTGAAGATATTGCTGCAGGAAAGAAAAAAAGAGTTATCGTTAACATTGCGCCACGTCACGGAAAATCGGAACTTATATCCTATCTTGCGCCGGCATGGTTCCTTGGTAAATTTCCTCACAAAAAGGTTATTATGGCGTCTCACACAGCTGATCTGGCAGTTGGCTTTGGTCGTCGTGTCCGTAATCTGGTGGGCTCGGATGCGTATAAGGATATTTTTCCGGCGGTAGAACTACAAGCTGATAGTAAATCGGCATCAAGATGGGGTACAAATTTTAATGGGGAATATTTCGCAATTGGTGTTGGTGGTGCCCTCGCTGGTCGCGGGGCTGATTTGTTTATCATTGATGATCCACATTCCGAGCAAGACGCCAAGTTGGGTAGAGCGGATGTTTTTCTGCCTGCTTGGGAGTGGTTTCAGTCTGGCCCATTACAACGTCTTATGCCGGGCGGTGCGATTATTGTAGTGATGACACGTTGGTCTAAACTTGATCTGACAGGTCAGATTGTGAACCAGATGGTTAAGAATGAAGAAGTAGATCAGTGGGAAGTAGTAGAGTTCCCTGCAATTATTGAGGATAAAGAAGGTGTTGAACAACCATTATGGCCTGAGTTCTGGAGTTTAGAAGAGTTATTAAGTAAGAAAGCTGCATTAGATGTACGTTATTGGAATTCACAGTACTTACAAAATCCAGTATCAGAAGAAGGTGCGTTAATAAAAAGAGAATGGTGGAATATATGGGAAGAAGAAGATCCACCTGACTGTGAATTTACAATTATGAGTTTAGATGCTGCCCAGGAGGCGAATAATAGAGCGGACTACAATGCGCTCACCACTTGGGGCGTCTTTTTTAACGAAGAAACCAATAACTATAATATAATACTGTTAAATTCAATTAAGAAACGATTAGAGTTTCCTGAACTCAAAGAAATATGTATAGAAGAGTATAAAGAGTGGGAACCTGATTCGTTTTTAGTAGAAAAGAAATCTAATGGTGCAGCCTTATACCAAGAATTTAGACGTATGGGCATTCCTGTAGGTGAATTCACACCAGGTAAAGGACAAGATAAGATTAGTCGGGTCAATGCAGTGTCTGATTTATTTAGAAGTGGCATAGTATGGGCACCTGATAGACGATGGGCTAAAGAAGTCATAGAAGAATGTAATGATTTTCCAAGTGGTGCTAATGATGACCTTGTAGATAGTACAACACTTGCATTAATGAGATTTAGACAAGGTGG